GCTTGAGTTATTTCTTTTGGATCGAAACCTGCCATTGCTAGAAAGTCCTGCCCTGCAGCCACCTCGGTGCCGGCGAAGCTGGTGGTAGCACCAAGCTCTCGAGCCTGCTCTTTTAACGCAATGAATAGAGGATTATCTTTTTCTAGTCCAGTTTTTGCCTGGACGCTGCTCATCACCTCACCAAAATCCAGTCCGGGAGCCATCATTTTTGCGCCGCCATAAAGCGCAGCGCCGCCTGTTGCCAGCATTTTAGTTCCAGCGCCTGCCATTTTTTGTTGGAGCTCGCGGGTTTGCTGGTAAGTCTTGGAAACTTTATTGAGTCGCTCTTGTTGTTTAGTTACCGCTGACAGCCTTTCTTTTTGCTGGGCCAGCTCACTGTTCAGACGCTTAGTTTCATTGCGCAACTTTGAGCGCGCGGAAGATAGGTTCTTTGTGGACACACCGTTTTGCTCAAGCTTTTGGCGTTGCTCCTGAACCGTCCTGGTCAGTTTTGTTTTTGAGCTATCGAGACTCTTCACCGTAGAGCGAGCATTATCCAGCTCGCGCTTCATGGCTTTAGTAGGGTTTTCAGTGGCCTTAAACTCACGGGCCAACCGGCTGGCTTTCTCCCTGGCGTTTTCGAGCTTGGCTGATGTTGCCTGCAGGGCACTGTTGCTTTTGCGGTAGCCGTCAATCATGCCGGCTTGCTTGTTTAAGTCGTTCAGACGCGCTTTGGTTTGACGGAACTCAGCAGAAACTTTGCCGGCTGTCTCGTTCATAGCCTTAAGTGGCCGGGTTACTTTGTCGACTGCTGCCAGCAGCACTTCAAGCTTTAACTGTTTAGCCACGGTTTTTAACTCCGTTCATCCGGTTGTACCGGTCAATTGCCTTTTCGTGCCACGCGCTAAGTTCGTCAAGCTCTAGCTCGTACATGTCGCTGAGTGGCCACTGAAAGATGGCGGCAATGTCCGCCATCAAGTCATCAACTTTATTGGGCAGCTCTAGCTGCTCGGTTGAGCCACCTCGTCCATCTCCCCGCGCATCTTCTTGCTTAACAAAAAAGAAGTCACCTCGGTGCCTATCTGCAGCAAATCGGCTGGGTCTAAATTCATAATCTCAGCTTCGGTCAGGGTCGGCTGAGTGATGCGGGGCAGCAAGCGGTTTAGCGCGTTGTACTCCATTTGCAGCACGTCAGTCAGTGATAGTCCGCGCATTTCGCCAGCACGAGGCTTACGCAGCTCAGTGGTTTTAATTTCTTTGTCCCCGCGCTTGATAGGGTAGTCAAGCTCTACAGTTGCGGTAACCGGCGTATTTTTTTGATTCATGGTTATGTTCTCCAAGGTTTAGAAAAAGAAGCCCCCGCAGGGGCTAATGAACGCAAGGCTTAAACGCCAATCGCTTGACGATGTTTCTCCATGCGGTCTTCGCCGTTAACAATGTCAATCATTGCAACCATGTCGACTTCGCGAAGGACTTCTCCATTGACGGTTAGCTTGTAGTAGCTGTTGGCAAACGAGGCGGTCATCTGATTGCTTTCGCCGCCTTTCTGTTCGCCCTGGTCGTCATTGAGAATACGGCCGCGCTGAACGACTTCTACGGTTTCCACCTCGCCGGTGTCGTCACGCTGATAAGAGCCAGCAAAGCGAACCATCAGGCCGTCTACCGTTTCTTTTGCCTGGTGACGAATCATGTCTGCGACAAAACCGCCGAATACGGCTTGGGTGTCAAGGGCGTCATCTTCAAGGCCCATATCGACTTTTACACCGCCCGGCATGCCACCGCCGCGATAAGCTTCGGTTTGACGTGCCAGGCTTGCAGGAGTGAACGACTCAGCAACGCCAGCCCAGCTGGTGCCGTCGACGAATACGTTCATGTGTTTAAGTTTTTTAGGTAAAGCCATGGGTTACTCCTTACGCTGCAGCTGAGCCGCTGGCAAAGTTAATTAAGTAACGGTCAGTGATGCGTTGCTGGAAGGTTAAATCTTCAAGCGGCGGCACTGGCGTGTAGTCGTAATCGATAAAGAGCTTGCCGGCTTTCAGCGTGTCTTTATCGTTGAGCTCTTCGTTGTACCAGGCTTGCGCATCTACGATGTAACCCTGGGTGCGAAGTTCGCGGAACTTGGCGTTGATGCCTTCGACAATGTCTTTCACCAACGTTGGTGTGATCGGTTTGTCGACAGCCCACATGTGCGCTTCTGCAACGGTGTCTGCAAGAATTTGGGCAGTCCGCGTGTAGTTCTCGAACTGAAATAGCGGGTCTGAAGAGCAGGTGCGAGAGCCCCAGAAGCGGAAGCCTTGCTCACGAATTAGAACAGTAATGTCGTTTTCGTTAAGCATGTTGGCATCGGTTGATGGGTCTTGCAGGTCCCAGAACACCGGCTTGGTTAAACCGTCAACGCCGCTGACGGCAACGTTAGAAAGCGTCTTGTGCCAACCCATAGTTTTGTCGATGTAAGCACGCAAGCCGAGCGCGCGACCGACGGCATAGCTTGGCTCTGATTGGCTGGCGGTTGTGTTCCAGGCAGTAAAGTCACCATGAACAACCATCAGTTCGCGCTCACCAAAGTTGTCGCGGTAGGTAATGACTTCTTCTTTCGTGGCTGCGCCGGCACTGCTCACGTAGGCAAACGCGCGAAGCTTCTTAGCAATAGCGCCCAGCTCTGTTGCTACTGCTTGCTCATCAAGACCAGGTGCGCCCAGAATGCGAGGCTTAACACCCAGCGAGGCTTGGGCCGTTAATAATGCCTGCAGGCCTGTGTAAGAGCCGTCAGCTTCGACGGTACCAATAACATTGCTGGTAGTCTCTGCAGCGTCCAGGCCTTCCTCTACGCGAACAATAATGGTGGGTGTGTTCACCATGTCTGAAATGCCTTCCAGCGTATTGCGTAAAGTGCCTTCGGTACCTGCGCCGGCAATGGCGTCTTTAGGGCGTGTGAATAGCACTGGCTTATTCAGCGGGAACATTTCAGCGTCAGCGTCTGATGCAGTACAGACAGCGCCGATAACAGCTGTGGCCACCGTGCGAATGGTGCGTGTGCCATCGTTGATTTCAACAACGCGCACACCGTGATGGTATTCAGTCATGATTATCTCCGGTCCGGTTGACTAATACAGTTTGGTATTTGCAAGGCTAAGTGTGCATTTGGCAGGGCGCGTGGGCTATTGGGTGCGGTTGTAAAAGCAGAATAAACAACAAAAAAGGCGTGACACTTCACGCCTAAATATCAGTTGAGACCTTCCAAATGTCTTCTGGTGTCACTCGCTTGATGCCGGTCTTTCTGAATAGACCCGAAGCGTGAGCAACAAGCTCGGAGCAAAACCAGGCGTTTTGCTTGTCCCACTTGCGCCAAAGCAGTAGACCGAATATGGGTTTAAGGTCATACGGCTTGCCGAGCTCTTCCTTGATTGCTTCGATGGCCGCCGGTTGATTGCACGGTATGGCTGCCACTGCGTAGCGCGGGTATTTTTTAGTGAATGATTTTAGCGATGATACGCGGACGCCTTCACCAAAAACGGACTCGTACACTAAGCCATTTGAAACGACGCCAACATGGGACCACCGGCTTCTGGTGAAGAAGCGGATGGCCCAGCTTAGTGGTAGCTTGTTGGTGCCGAATATAACAACCGTTTGCATTATGCCGGCATTAATTCGTTAATAAGCGCGACTTGCTCAGCAGCAGCTGTGACCTGTTCGGTGCGTGAGCTTGCCGAGTTAAGCGCGGCCTTACCTAACAAGCGAGCCTGACGGACGGTAGCCAAAACACCTTCCCAGCTTAGCGCTGTGGCGGCGATGTCGTCAGCCGCTTCTTCCGGAGTCATTCCGGCAGCATCAGCCCATGATTGAACAGCGTCAGGCACCTCGCTTGGCTTACCATCTGCTATCCATTTCTCAGCCTGTGTTTTTGCCAGGCGGTATTCCTCTTCGACCAGCAAGCCTTTTGAAATGTAGGCGATGCGAACGTTGCCGGCAGCTTCGTCGATGGCGTCGCGGCAGGCTTTTTCAACTTCGGTATCGGTCATGGTGCTGTAGTTTTTGCCTACAATTGATGTTGCCAATTCGTATTCCTGCTGCTGCAGAACCGATTCAATTTGTTCGGTGTCCATGCCAATGTTCAGCATGTATTCGCGATCAGTATTTGTGTGTGTCTGGCCTTTGAAGATGTATTGAAAACTCATGAGTCTCTCCTAAACGGTTTTTGGAAGATTGCTTTTCTTAAGTTTGCTGTGTTGGCATGGCTGGCATGACCAAACCATGACTGCAGCTTAGGGTTTATTTCCTGCAGGGAAATTTCGCCGGCAGCGAACTGCTTCCGGAATTTTTTTAGCTTGGTTTTGACATTCCACTACTTCGCTAAGTTAATGGCGCACTACCGTGCGCCTGTACAAAAAACAATCAACAGGTTACAGGAATAAAGCCGGGCGGAAACCGAAGGGGCTGACCGAATTGGACCGGGCGTGACCCAGGTACAGAGACCCGAGGCCGGCACGCGAGCTGTAGCTCCAGTAGCCGCCGCGTCGCGGGAGGCGGTCGCCATAGTTCCGGACATACAGGCTGCCTTGGGCGTTGCTTGTAACGGCCGATTCAATCAATAATTTGCGCAATAATTCGACAGGTGTGTAGCTGGGATCTTTGGTAATTGAAGCCCAGTTTGATACTGATGAATACGCATAGTCGTGGCTGTCGTCGTTTAGTGGTCCGTTGCGGTTAACTATCTGGTTGTTTAGTACCGGGTCGCCGACATTGCCGCCTTCAGTTGCACTTGATGTGGAATCGAAGAACGCTGGGTGGTTGTGCCAATTAGCCTCAGCAACGCTTGGGTCATTGTCTAAAGTGGTTATAATTTGACCGTTCTCTAGCTTCATCTGGTCAAGCCATTCAAAGACGTTACCAACTAGGTCGGCAATGCCGAACTCGCTGTGGTCATGGTTCCATGTGGCAGGGCCTTTGCCTGTGTCGGTGCGGCCAGTGCCATCTGTGTCGCCTGGTTGGCCATTATCGGCGCGGCGCGCGGTCTCATAGTGAGCATCATGCGCGCGGCCATAGTTCGTATTGCCGCGAGGGACGGTTCCATTCGCCATGCTCCACAGTGCAACAGCGGCCCATTCGTGAATTGACATCATGTGCCAGCCTTGGCCTTTATCTGTGCACAGCTGTTTTGCTTGGTCGTAATCGACGCTGACGCGAGGCTGTGGGCCGCCAACTACAGCAGAACCGCCGGCAGCAGAAGACGCCAGGTATTTACCAATGAGAATTTCACCGCGTGGGGCGCCATTAGTTAAGAACGCAGGGTGTGTTCCTGTGCCTAAATCAAGGTCAGTCAGGCCAAGGTCTTCAATGTTAAAGCGTGGGACTACGACCATGATGTTAGGGTTTCCCTGGGCATCGTAAACAACTGTATTGCGTCCGCCGGAAGCGTCCTCAATTGCCTTGCGGTAACCGTCGGTTGCAATAATGGTTAAGTCGCTGGCTTTCTGGTCATAGCTCTGTTCAACCTGGTCAATTGACTGGTCGACCTTCTGGTCGACGTCACTCATCTTTCCTGATACTTCTTGTGCCAGGTTTTGCGATGCGCTCGTTTGCTCTGCGGAGGCAGATTTTAGCGCTTGGATTTCTTCAGCAATAGTACTC